GATCAGAGCGAGACTCCATCACTTACTTTTAGGAAACCTACTAACTTGGTGCGACTAGCCCTATTACCAAACTCAGTTGTGTTAGGTAGCCACTTATCTTCCCACGCTGGGGCTGGTAGTTTGCTTAGATCAAATCCCCAAATACCTTCCGGTGTTGCGTTGATATACCAAGGTGCGAGTGAGCGGATACCTGCCGCTTCAACTAATGCTTGATACTTCATCTCTTCAATAAGTAATTCAGGGTAGTGTGTCTTGCGTGATTTTAATTCTATAAACATCTTATGTTCTAGGGATACACAATCCCAAGTATCAAACTCTTCTGACTTCTCAAGGTCTGAGTAGTGAAACTCTTTTAAGTATTCAAATAACTCAGGCTCTTTTAACTCCAAGGTGTATCACCGCCAAGTAAATCTTGTAGCTTACGCATAGCGTTGGTGCATCTGCGATCAGCAGTAGAGACAGCCACCTCTAGGTATTGTGCTATCTGATTAAGTGTCCAAGCATCGTGGTATCTAAGCTCTAGTATCTTGGCTTCATCAACATCTAACTTCTCATACGCTTTCTTAATATCAAGGAGGAGAGCAATTAGATTACCGCTCTCAGCAGGAGCTGATGGTTTCTTTGGTGTGCCATCGTTGATCATATCTTGTGCTTGTTGTAAGACAGTCCCGTGTAATACCGATTGGATTACAAAGGGTAGTAGTTGTGCGATAGTGGTTGTCTCATAAAAAGATTCATCGCTGGTGTGGTAGCCAGCCTTGCTTGCTTTCTCCTTGCGAGCATAGCGTTCAGCCATACGCCTCATCTGGTAGGCAATACGCTTCTCATTACGCTGGCGTTTATTAAGATCCGGTTCATTTAACTGCTCAAGGAAGTGTGCGTTCTTAGATAGGGACCAGGCATAGCACTCCTGTATTACATCTTTTTTATCTACCCACCCTTTAAACCTGCGGACTATAACTGTGGCTACGCTAGGTACTAGCTCATAGAAAGTCGGGTGTAAATCTTCACTCACTTGGCCACTTGTTTTCAAGAACCATAATTGCTATGGCGGAGTAGTTAAGTAGATCAATAAAAGAATCTCTAAGTGATTCGTTCTGTGGGTCAACGCCCTTATCAATTAAGTTATTTATTCTTGCAATCTTATCGTGCATACGCACACGCAATCCGTTGATCGGACCACCTGGTGCTTTAGATATATTAGTTGGACCGTAGTCCATTTGTTTTCTTAGAAGTAAATTACCTGCTTCATCTAACAGTTCTCTGACTGTATCTATAAACTCTTGGCTTACGCCTTGGTTGGTGGCAGTTTGATCAGCAGTGTTTCGTTGGCGTAATCTATCTTGATCACGGATATCCCGTAGGTTGTTAACCATCTGGCTAGTTCCATCAGGTCTGAGTTGCTCATACATTTGGAACCCCCAATAGGTGCTTCGTTGCATCCGCACCATTAGCTAGGTAATAGTCCGTAATGTCCATATTGGGTGGTAATTGTACTATTGTTCCGTTTATCACCTCCCCTGCGACACGCCGCGAGAACTCCGCCCCTGGATTAGTGCCATCTTCTTTAACATCATTATCACCAACGATATATACAACATCATATCCGTTAAGTAATTTAGCAAAGTGATCCTTCCAAGCTGCAACACCAGGAACACCTACTGCTGGCATACCAAGTACACCGGAAACTATTACAGTATCTAACTCACCTTCACAAACTACAATCCTTGATGACAACTTACAAATATCAGCAACGTTATATAGGTGTGCCTTCTGACCTAGAGGTGAGCCATACTTAGGCTTGCCCTCATCTAATCTTCTAAACTTAAAGCCAACGCAAAGACCAAGCGCAGTTATGTATGGTATTGATAACCAACCCTCTTGGTACTCGTGACCTGCTATTGGATCAGTGACTGTGCCTAAAGAATATAAAGCAGCAACCTCTTCAGATATTCCACGTCCGTCTAGATAGGCGAGAGTTTCTGGAGTTATTGCCTGAGCGTACTGGTTCGCCGCTACCAGCAAGGATTTCATCTGCTCGCTTGACTGCATCTTTAAACTCCAATCCTTCCTTGTGTGTAATTATATTAACGCCATTACCTGCTACTCCGCAGGTGTGGCAAAAGTAAAGGTTGTTGACTGTATCAATTACTGCTGACTTCCTAGTGTCGTTGTGAACACAACACCTAACTGATACGTTCTTACCTTCCCTAACTTCTCCCCCGTAGAACCGAACTATTACTCCAATGGGTACTGAGTTCGCAGAGGTTCCAAAACTTTTGCGTTGCTTCCTACTTCTGGACCAGTCTTGTGTTGACAATTACAGCCCTCCTTACACTTCTTGTGCATATTAGCAGCGCGTTTGAACTGACCAATCTTATTCAACTCACCACCGGACTTACATAATTCGCAGATCATTTACACTCCGTACAATAGTTATCAACTCTTACATTCTCCTCTGCAACATCATACTCTTTAGCGCAGTGATGACAAGCAACTCTAACTAACTTAGGTTGTTGTTGCCATATCTCACTACCAGTTATCTGTCCTTCAGGTGTTGGCATTTTTTTCCTCCAGCCATTGTGTTAGATCTTGGATGACCCACGCCTTGTGGATACCCGCTCCTCTCCTCTTAAATAATACATAAGAGAAAGGCTTATCAATACCACGATGCTTAGCATAATTGCTAGCTTCCACTTGCGCTTCATCCCAAAACTCCTTTAAGTTTAAACTCTTTGTGTTCTTTAATTCAAAGATGTAAGACTCACCAGCAACGATAACAACTAAATCACCTTCATCTTCCTTACCTGACAAGCGCAACCGCTCAGCTACAGCACCCATCTTACGAAACCATTTCATTGCATCTATCTCAAAGGCTGCACCCTTGCGTCTATTGTAGGTTGGGTTAGGCATCTAACTTCACTTTGTTTACCTTAAATACTTGCTCACCTTTTTCCTCAACAACTTCTACCAGTCCTGCTTGTATAAGTAAACTGGCGAAAGCAGCAAAGTCAGTCTCTAGTTTTGCAATCTTCTTCTTTAAGTATGTGATCTCTGTGTTAGCCAAACTTCTTCACCGCCTCTGCTATGCCTTGCTCTAATGTAATCTTTGGAGTGTAGAACTCTAGCATCTTTTTATTATCAGAGACCCGATACATACAACCGACAGGCTTATCGGGATTAGTTTTAATCTCTGGTGTATAGCCAACTGCCTCACTTGTTAGCTTTGCCAACTCTAGGAATGATGTTGACCTACCAGTTCCTAGGTTAGTAGGACCGGTGATGCCTTCTCTTACTGCAGCAAGAACTGCACCAATTACATCTTTCATATGGATAAAGTCTCGCGTCTGTGTGCCAGGACCCCACACTTCAAAGGGATCGTTGCGCTCTACCGCTCTCTTGATGTACATAGGGAAGGGATAAGTTAGATCTTGGTCCCATCCATACCCAGAAAACGGTCTAAATATGTATACATTTGGTACAAATTGGGCAAGATATTCACCAACTAATTTGCTCCAACCGTAAGTCATATCAGGTGCGCCTAGATATTTAAGATTTATATCAAACTCTTTTAACTTTATATTCTTATCACACTGCAGCGACACTGGATAAGCAGCGCTGCTTGAGAAGTAAACTACCTTACGAGGCTTAGTCTTTAAGCACCACTGAAAGAACTCAGAGTCAATAGATAAGTTATCAGCTACTGCTAATGGTCTGCCTTCAATAGATTCTCTGCCACCTACGATAGCGGCAAGGTGAATCACTAGATCGTATTGAGTGTCATCTCTTTTAAATAGATCTCTGCAATCAATACCATCTTTAATATCAGCACCAGTGATACTTACGTTAGGCAGTTCAGATAACTCCTCAGTAAAATACCTACCAACAAATCCTTTATTACCGGTTATTAAGATCTTCATCTGTTCCCCAATCGTATATATATTTAACGTGGCCTGATAGTTCTAATGACATCTCAAGGTCAGCACGATATACAAATACATCATTCTCATCTAACGCTGCTCCGATATGGCAAACGGTATTGATCTTCTTGCGTTTAATCTCTGTCTTTTTACTTGGGTAAGGTGCAGGAAAGTTGTAATAAGGATCGTGGACTAAAGACTTCTCCATTATGTTTGGATAGATAGCATTAGATAAGAACTCTTGATCCTGCATATAGGTATCTCTTAGCGTAGTCTGATCTAATAATGTTTTAAAGAAACCCATATTGGCTGTCTTACAAGCAAACATACCAGCAGAGATAAGGTAACCGTGACCTGTTGGGTGATCTCTGATAATGTGAAAATCATATTGTGAATCCATAAACTCTTGATGTGCCTGTGCTTCTCTAATACCAAGACGGGCATCAGCATCTCTTGATAGAACTACATCAACACTTGGATCAAAGATAGCCCTGAATCTCCATAGCCTAGCCAAACTATTCTCTGCTTCATCTACCGGTATCATCTCCACATTAGGAAACAAAGCTAAGGTAGAACGACACCAGGTAGGCACAGAGTTTCCTACATAAAAGCGCACCGTAAACCCAGGAAAAAATCGCTGTGCTAACTGTGCGTTCTTTATAGCACCAACTAGAAACTTAGCCTGTTGACCATAAAGAGAATAGGAAATTACTTGTTTCATTTGATACCCATTGACTCCTTGAACTTAGCAAGATCTGCTCTGTACTCCTCATCAACATACCTGCGAAACTCATCTCTATCTGCATTAGATAGTTCAGGTGCGTTAACCTCAAGGTATCCTGCATCAGCAGTTGACTTACCATTTAAGAAGTGAAGGTGCTCGATGATTACATCATCAAAATACCAGATAGCATTAAGGTCTAAACCAAGTAACATCCAGAAGTTATCCATAAACAAATGAACTAACTTAGGCGGTGCCATAAAACCAAAGCTCTTGATGATATTGGTGCTCATCATTACTGCTGTAGCAAGGTTTTGTCTCTGGAATAGATCGTTGCCATAAGCAAGACCATATCCCTTACTCTTGATTGCTTCCGATAAGAAGTGATCCCACTGGTGCGTTGATGGCAGGTGGTCATCACCCATAAAAAATATAGTTTCATACTTATCAGCATACTTATTAGCTACCAGGTTAAGTGTGCCATTCATTTTAAGTCTAGGGTTTACCTCATAAATAACACCATCTATGCGTGGGTATAGATCAGCCTGATCGTCATCAATAGCCACACATATATCAGACAAGATGCTGTTCTCTTTCAAAGCCTTAACAGCCCGATCAATAGAATCAGGTCTGCTTCTTGATGGAACAATTACAAGGTTAGTATTCATAGTGTCCTAATGTAGTATGGATTGTTGGTCAAATTTTTTTGATACAAATGGTGCTGCATTTAGTTCAGTGATCTGACAATTAGCATAGTTAACAGCCAAGTTTACTGAACTAGATCCATCGGCTGCGTGTGGTCCAAACCGATTCTTAACAACTGCAACTCTTAAATGTTTATTATAAGGATCATAACCAAGGGTTAATATCAGGCTTGGAAGTTGTGCCACCTTACCGTGAATAGCCCTTCTTGCTGGTGGATTCATACCGGAACCATACTCAGTCTGCTCTGAGACGTGGTGTAGAACTAAGACGCAGGCTTCAGTATGACGAGCCATATCGTGCAACTCCATCATAATAGCCCGCAGTCCTGCCCACTCATTATCAGTTTCAGCAGCAACGTTCATAAGGTTATCTATAATTATTAGTTCAGGAGCAGCACCGTATAACTCTATGTATGCCTTGATCTCACCCTCAATATCATCTAATGAAGGTGATGAATCAAAAACCCATTGAATGTTTTTCATCTCATCAAATTTGTTTTCATACCATCGGCTACTACTATTCAAGTTAGACTCAACAGTAAGTTGGGAATGACCTGATAGATGAGATGCTGCTCGCATCATAACTGTTGTTGTATCTGTATCAGCAGAGAAAAATAAAGTTCGTACTCCAGCTCTCAAAGCATAGATTAAAGCAAACATAGACTTACCTGCATTGGGTGCAGCAGCAACCATACAAACTTGTCCACGCCTGAACCTAATTTCAGCAGCCTTTAACGAAGGCCACACATCAGGCAACGGTGTAGCTTTTGTAGTTACACCACTCCAGGCTCTGCTTAAACTAAGCAACTGATTCCTCTCGCAACTTTATCTTTAACTTATTTCGTAATCTCTTACGATCTCTAGGTGAACTTGCTCCCCAGATTCCATATCGTTCGTTGTGTAATGCCCACTCAAAACATTCAGTAATGTGTGGGCATTTCTTACAAACACTTTTAGCGGTAGCGGCTTGAGATTGCTCACCGTTTTCGGGGAAGAATAGTTCTGTATCTATTTCAGAACATAACGGGTTCTCAAAGTTAGTGGGAACCCGCATAGGTTATCTAACCCAGACGGCGTCGCACTTATCTGTCGCACCCTTTGGAGCACTACACATCCAAGCACGCCAAGGACCCTTAGCACCTTCTCCTGTGCGGTAGTTCATTGGGCCGTGCTTACAAGTTGGAGCATCTCCATTAACAGGTGCAGCGTTTAATGTTTTAGTTGCATAAGCAACTGCCACATTAGCTGATGCTGATTGGTTCAGTGATGATGACACTGATGAAATTAGCGTAGATAGATCCTGAATTTGTGTCAGGTGTCCTTCTAGCTCTGTGTTGTTCTTGGCATAGACATTTACAAGTGTTCCATCTTTTAGTTTGAAGTTAACTTGTAGTGCTGTGTCGCTATTTGAAGCGGCCATTATTTTCCTCCAGTTGGTTTGACAGAGATACGGGCGGTCTCTTGTCCTTGTTTGTATGGTACGAAACCGAGAAGTTTTTCTACTTCATCGGAATCGACTTGCTTGCGCCCAGCCACAGATGTCCAAGATATTTGGATACCACTGTGAGTAGTGCCAGCAAATCCTTCTAGTGATGTTTTGATTGAGTCCCTCGCTGTTGTTAAACTCTTAACTTGTTCATCAAGTTGTAGGTATAACAAAGCGTTCTTGTCGGCATCGGGATCATCAATCACCACCTTTGCCTCTTTGATACGTTCTTTTTTTAAGCCAACACAGCCCATCTCACCGGTGGCGTCATAGTATTTACAATAGAACTTACAGTAGTTCTCATCCTTCTCAGGCTCTGGTGCGCTAGGTGATTCTTTAATAGCTGATAACCAGTTCATTGCCTCTTCTGCAATCTTAGGATCATATGCTTCAGAGTGAACTCTTACATCACGCTCATCACCATCACGGGCTATGGCTACAAGGTTGACAGTTCTGGGATTCCCCTTACCAGACTTCTCTAACAAGTAGCCATATACCTGCACCTGCCACCGTTGTTGTTGTGATGGAAAGTATGAAAGGTTTTTAACCTTAACAGTTTTCCAATCTACAACATCACCAGTTTCAGGAATCCATAGGTCGATGTGTGCT